GTTGGCTCAGATGGCCTCTGAGGGCCTTAAAAGGCTAGGTATGTCAGACTCTCAAGTCTACATTGACAGGCTTAATGAAGAGCTATCTGTAATTAAAGATAAGTCATTTGCATCATACTTCCTAGTTGTAGCAGATATGATTAACTGGGCAAAGGGTAATGATATTAAGGTAGGTCCAGGTCGTGGATCCGCTGCAGGCTCATTGGTCTGCTATGCGCTTGGTATTACAGATGTAGACCCAATTAAATATGACCTTCTGTTCTTCCGTTTTATTAACCCAGAACGTAATGACTTCCCTGATATTGATACAGACTTTGAAGACCGTCGTCGTAAAGAAGTTAAAGATTATTTAAAGAAGAAGTTTAAGCACGTTGCATCTATTTCAACATATACTTATTTTAAGGATAAGGGTGTAATCAGAGATGCTGCTCGTGTATTTATGGTTCCTCTTTCAGATGTTAACCGTGCAATGAAGTCTATTGATACCTTCGAAGACTTTGTTGATTCACCAAACACTAAAGAGTTTAGAACTAAGTATCCTGAAGTCCTATGGCTTGCAGATAGACTGCGTGGAAGAATTAGATCTGTAGGCGTACACGCTGCAGGTGTTGTAGTTGCAAAAGATGATTTGAGAAAGTATGCTCCTGTTGAATCAAGAGCTGATGCAAGTGATTTAGTATCAGGTAGAATTCCTGTCGTTGCATACGATATGGATACGGTTGCGGATATAGGTCTTATCAAACTAGATGCACTAGGACTTAAGACCTTGTCTGTAATTTCAGATACCCTTGCTTCAATTAAAAAGCGTTCAGGTAAAGACATTAATCTTTCCGAGTTAACACTTGACGATCCAGATGTTTATAAGGTTCTAAGTGAAGGCTATACAAAGGGAGTGTTCCAAGCAGAAGCAACCCCATATACTAATTTGCTAATCAAGATGGGCGTAGATAAATTTGAAGATCTTGCTGCTTCTAATGCGTTGGTTCGTCCAGGTGCTATGAATACAGTAGGTGCTTCCTATATTAAACGTAAGCACGGAGATGAAGCGGTCCAGTTTATTCATCCAATTATGAAGCCTTTTACCGAGAATACATATGGTGTTATTATATATCAGGAGCAGGTTATGCAGGCATGCGTACACCTGGGCGGTATGACTTGGTCAGAGGCTGATAAGGTCCGCAAGATTATTGGAAAGAAGAAAGATGCAAAAGAGTTCGACCAATTCAAAGATAGGTTTATTGCTGGGGCTTCAAAACACATTTCTAAGAAGCAAGCCGAAACGCTCTGGCATACTTTCGAGGCTCATGCTGGGTATTCTTTTAACCGTTCCCATGCTGTTGCTTACTCTATGCTTTCTTATTATACTGCTTGGCTCAAGACTTATTATCCTTTGGAATTTATGTTCTCGATTCTTAAAAACGAAAATGACAAAGATGCGAGAACGGAATATTTAATTGAAGCAAAGCGACTAAAGCTTAGCATTAAACTTCCGCACATTAATGAATCAGATGTATTCTTTTCTTTAAAGGAAGACTCGATTCGATTTGGTCTTGGAGAAGTAAAGTTTATTTCAGATAGCATTGCTAACAAGATCATTGATCAGAGACCCTTTAATTCTTATTCAGAGTTTATCGATAAAGCTTCCAAGAAAGGTAGCGGAATTAATAGTCGTGCCATCTCTGCTTTAAATGCAATCGGAGCGGCGGCATTCCCAGATAACCCTAGAAGCGGAAATGAAAAAGATAGTTACTACGAGTATCTAGGCATACCTACATTCAACCTAGAGGGAATTCCACCACGTATTAAGTCACAAGCAAGACCGATTGAAGAGTTCGAGGACTTAGGTTCATTCGTTATGTTTGGCATGGTTAAATCAATCAAGCGTGGTAATGGATGGGCACGTATTGAGTTGGTAGATGAAACAGGATCGATTGGCCTATTCCATACAGAGCAAACTCAAATCGAGACTGGCCAAATGTATTTTATTCTTGTAGGAGATAATAGAATTGCACGTTATGTAAAGGTTAGCGAGATTGACCCAACAGGGTCCAACTCATTTGTAGACTATCTATATAAGAAGCAGTATGACCTTGACGAAGACGAGTATATTGTAGTAGACTTTACTCCATACGTAACAAAGGCTGGCAAGACAATGAGCCATATAATTCTTTCAAATGCACAAAAAGAATTGACTAGAGTAATTGCTTTCCCAACAATGTATAAGATGTCTCTTGCTAAGATGCGAGAAGGCATGAAGTGTAATGTTGTTCTATCGACTTTGGATGATGGAACCTTAATGGTAAAGGAAATAAAATGACAGAAGATGTTGATGGTTTAATTACTTCAATTAGTATGAATCAAGTTCTAGTTGCACTACTTGAAGAACATGGAAAGCTAACGGTTCCGACCCTTAGATTCTTGGATGTCAATGTGAGTAATAAGGATTTAGTTATAGATTATGACGAGGAAGGCCCGTCATTTACTTTCAGTTTAAGGGAGAAAAATGGAGTCGAATCAGATTCTGACTGAGTATGGTCTAGACGCTTTGTCTGCCATTCTTCATGAAACCGCAAGAGAAAAAGGATTTTGGGATGGAGAATATAACCATGACAAGATCGGTAATAAGTTAGCCCTAGTACATTCGGAAGTAACTGAAGTGTTGGAGGCTATTAGAAAGTCAAAAGGAAGCGAAAGCATTGTAGAAGAAATGGTCGATGTAATAATTAGACTACTTGATATTTATGCTGCAATGAGAAATGAAGAACAGGTATTACATAGCCTAGATGAAATTCTAGAAAAGAAAATGAATATAAATAAGGAACGCCAAAGGCTTCACGGAAATTTATTTTAATGCTATACTATAGGAAAGAAAGAGTTTAAATGACAATAGAAATAGACAGCATTTTAGCTAAGCTAGATCCAAAAACAAGAGCACGAGTTCAGTCTGCACAGGATGTCCAAGTTGAAAAGCAACTTACTCCTAGTATCGGATTAAACTTTGCGTTGCGTGGAGGGCTAGGCTACGGAAGACAAGTACTCGTATGGGGTAATAAGTCTGCTGGTAAATCTTCTTTCTGCCTACAGATGATTGCTCTTGCACAAAAAGAAGGCAAGACATGCGCTTGGATTGATGCAGAAGCTTCCTACGACCAATCTTGGGCAGAGCAACTTGGAGTAGATTCCTCTTCCCTTATTTACTCACCAGCAAAAACTGTTAATGATATGGTTGATGTTGCTACCAAGTTAATGGACGCAGGAGTTGATATGATTGTAGTAGATTCAATCTCAGCCTTGCTTCCTGCTATCTATTTTGAAAAAGACGGAAACGAAATGAAGGATTTGCAAGATACTAAGCAAATCGGCGCAGAAGCAAAGGATATGACCCACGCAGTCAAGATGTTAAACTATGCAAACAAAAACACACTACTTGTTCTCATCTCACAACAACGAAATCAATTTGGATCTATGCATGCTAGTCACATCCCCACAGGTGGCATGGCAGTCAAGTTCTTCTCTTCCACAGTCATTAAACTCTGGTCGTCTGAAGCTGAGGCGAATGCTATTAAGGCTGGGGTTAAAGTTGGCGACAAGATCATTGAACAAAGGGTTGGACGACCAGTTAACTGGATTGTTGATTACAACAAACTCGGCCCCCCAAATCTATCGGGACAATACGACTTCTACTATCAAGGGAACGTTCTTGGTGTAGACAGTGTTGGAGAAACTTTAGATGTTGCTGAAATGTGCGGCATAGTAGAAAAGGGTGGAGCATGGTATACAGTAAATGGAGAACGTTTTCAAGGACGTGCAAAGGCTGTAGCGTATTTAAAGGAAAATCCAGATGTTGTAGACAAATTAATAGGCGAGATAAATGCCAAACATTAATGAGTTTCTTAATCAACCAGAGCGTATCTTTTCTCCAGAGCTTGAGAAAATAGGCGGAACAAAGCCTTGCAACAAGTGTGAAAAAGATTCTACAGAATATTTTTGGGATGCATCTACTTTGACCATATCGTGGGAATGCCCAGATGGACATAAGAATTCTTATGTGGTCGGATAATGTCAGAAAGATCAGAAGTAAAACGTGACGGGGCTAAAGCTCAGAAGAATAGCGGAAGAGGGGATTACCAGAAAGGTGATGCTCAATGGAAACAGTTTCTTGTTGATTACAAAGAAGCAGGAACATCTTTTACTTTAAATAAAGATAACTGGGCAAAGATTTGTACAGACACCTTTAAGGTAAATAGAGATATGCATCCAGCATTAAAGATTATTATCGGGGCAGAGTCTAAGGTTAGACTAGGCATTATTGAGTGGTCAGTTCTTGAAGAGCTGATTCAGTTTTATGAGGAGAACCATGATTAAAGAAGTATTTCTAACAACACTTACAGGCGCAGGAGTAGGCATTGTTTTTGCTTTGTTTAAGTTGCCAGTACCAGCGCCACCAGTATTTGCTGGACTCATGGGAATTTTTGGATTATGGCTGGGATATGGTTTAGTTGGAAGGTTTGCATAATGGAATTGTTTTTGATTTGCGGTATTGCAATAGGGTTTTTGATCGGATACCCGTTGGGTTTATTTATAGACAAACTAGATAAGGATATTAAAAATGACGCAAGATAAAAATACTCTTGAGCTAATCAGCGACATAACAGAGTTCAATGACCTTCATGAGTTTATGAAAGATGAGCACCTGGATAAGGCTTTGGCCATTGTTGTAAAGCTTCTTATGAACCCCGATGTCCCTTCAGCAAAAGCTCCTATGCTTATTATGGAACTACAGGCAATGTCAACTAAGTTTGCAGTAATGTCTTCTATCTATTCAACTATTGCTAAGGATAAAGCAGGCACGGTAAATAACAATAAAAAGAACGTATATTATTCAGTAAAGGAGTCCATAGACAAACTTGTAGATGCACTTAAGTATGTCGTTAGGTATAATTCATAAATGGCTAGAGAAATTGTAAAGAACCTTAAATTTAAAAAGCACACAGGAAAGTTCTTTGATCCTGAGTTGTTTGCTCAGTTGCTTGATGAGTCATATCGTAATACTAAACGAGCAGACGGAGAGATGACCAAGAAATCATTTAGTCCAAGTTCATTAGGTTATGGTCATGGTAAGTGCCCTAGATACTGGTACATGGCATTCTCTGGCGCAGTCTTTATTGATGACAACGATGCAGTTGCTGTTGCTAATATGGCACAGGGAACTCAGGCGCATGAGCGACTACAGAAGCTTATTTCTACTATGCCAGAGTGGAGAGCGGAAGAAGAAGAGATTATTAATGAGTATCCTCCTATCAGAGGCTTCATAGATCTTATTATGGAGTACGATGGCGAGACAGTAATTGGTGAAATTAAAACGGCAAAGCAAGAGGTGTGGGATACTAGACAATCAGAGATGAAGCCTACAGACAACCACATGCTACAACTTCTTACCTACATGAAGCTAAAGAATGCTAAAGAAGGATTCTTCCTGTATGAGAATAAGAATACTCAAGAAATCCTAGTTATTCCAATTTCTATGAACGAAAAAAATACAAGGATTATTGAGGAGACCTTTGCCTGGATGTGCGAAGTCTGGGATAATTTTAAAAATGGAGATCTTCCCAAGAGACCAGAAGGTGCAACTAAATCAAAGATGCCTTGTACTTACTGCCCAGTTAAGAAAGAGTGTTATGCAAAGGGCGGTCCAGTAGGCACTGTCGATATTGATTTGTTTTCGGTATTTAATAAATGATCTGTGCTAATTCTGAATGCAAGAAAGACTTTGAGCCAAAGACTCATAATCAAAAATACTGTACTGATGAGTGTTGCCGTGTTGCAACAAACAGAAGAATTATGGAAAAGTATTACGAGAAGAAGGCAATTAGAAATGGTGCAGCAAGACCTTGTTCAAGGTGTAAGGCACAGCTAAGTAGATATAATAATACTGATCTATGCTCAACATGCGAGAAGACTGTAAATGCGGATACAAAGAATAAATTATTTAGGATGATCAATGACGTTAGCTAGTTTAAAGAAGACACAGGCAAGCAGAGTTCTTGGGATAGATGCATCCACTAACTCTATTGCTTTTTGCTTGATGGAAAACGATGTCCCATTAAAGTGGGGTAAGATTAACTTGTCAGGCGAGGATATATATGATAAGATTCATAATGCAAAGGTCAAGATGTCTTTAATGCTAGATGAACTTAAGTCAGATTATATTGTTGTTGAAGGTGCAGTATTTGTAAAGTCTGCAGATGCTGTAATTAAACTATCATATGTTTATGGAGTTGTTATTGCAGAACTAATGTCTACAGGTGCGAAGGTTATAACTATATCCCCTTCCTCTTGGCAGGCTTACATAGGCAACAAGAACCCCACTAAAGAAGAGAAGGCGGCTATTAGATTTAAGAATCCAGGATACGCAGACTCTTGGTATCAAAATCAATTACGCAATATGCGTAAGCAAAGAACGGTTGACTACTTTAATAAGAAGTATAACTTATCATTAACAGATTTTGATGTTGCAGATTCATTCGGGATCGCACATTATTCTAATAGTATATTGACGGAACGATGAAGCTATATCAAAGTAAAGAATGGCTGCATAGAAGATATGTGGTTCAAAAGAAAACGGTAACAGAAATTGCCGAAGAGTGTAAAGTCTCTGCTATGACCATACAGAGATACCTAGAACAGTTTAAATTGATTAGGAGAAGGTAATGCTAAAGGCGGTATTTGGGGATGTCAACAATTTTAATTGTAGTGATTTATATTTAAGATCAGTAGGTGCACCAGCAGGTAATAAGATCTGGGGAGCATGCCATGAAATTGCACATATGTTAATTGAAAAGAATATCTCGTACGGCAACTCTGCCCTTGAGCCAGCAAGGATATTTTCAACGGCGGATTCAACAGAGCAATTAAAAGTTCGTATTGATGATAAATTAAATAGGGTAAAGAACAACCAAGGCTTTGCTGGAGATAACGATATTGACGATTTAATTGGATACTTAGTCCTATATAAGATTGCTAGGGCTGATTCTGATTGACATTTTAGTCGACTGAAAGTATACTGTATTAATGAGCGAAATAGAATTGTCAGATCATTTTGACAGAATGAACAGGGTTGTCGAAGAACTTCTAAAAGGAAGCACACCCACACAGATTGCCACCACTACAGGAATACAGCGCAAAGAGGTTGTCGAGCTAATCGATGATTGGAAAGACGTTGTACATAATGATAGCAACATCAGAGATCGTGCCCGAGAGGCTATCTCAGGGGCGGATCAACACTATGCCATGCTTATCAAAGAGGCGTGGAAGACTGTAGAAGATGCAGATCAATCTGGCCAACTTGGAATAAAGTCTGGCGCATTAAAGCTTATTGCAGACATAGAGACTAAAAGAATTGCAATGCTTCAATCAATCGGCGTACTTGAGAATAATGAAATTGCATCACAGATTGCAGAGACAGAACGCAAACAAGATCTTCTTGTTAAAATTTTAAAAGAGACTACATCAACATGTCCTAAGTGTAAGATGGAAGTTGCAAAGAGATTGTCCCAAATAACTGGAATAATCGAGTCAGTCCCAGTAGAGGAAGCCGATGTCGTTTGATTTCAGTGACCTTATCGATATGCTTGACGGAGAGGAATTCGATGAAAAACCAGTCGATCTTAAAACGTTTGTTAGAAGTCCAGAATACCTTGGGCTTCCAGAACTTTCCGACTATCAATACACGCTTATCGAAAAAAGTTCGCAGATCTATAAAGACTCAACCCTTATCAAATTATTCGGAGAAGAAGAAGGAAGAATAAGATTTAAGCAAACTGCTAATGAAGTAGTTGCTCAGCTTGGCAAAGGTTCAGGAAAAGATTACTGCTCAACAATTGCAGTTGCCTATATAGTATATTTACTATTGTGCTTAAAAGATCCAGCTACATATTACGGAAAGCCTCCAGGGGATAGCATTGATATTATTAACATTGCTATTAACTCACAGCAAGCAAGCAACGTATTCTTTAAAGGATTTAAAACAAGAATTGAAAAGTCACCTTGGTTTGCTGGTAAGTATACCGACAAGGCCTCGGA